GTCGTCCGCGCTGTATTCTTCGTCGGGATGTTCGTCCCGGTTGTAGCTACGCATCCTAATGCCGCCGCCAGGTGCCCGATACAGGGTTTTCACCCTGAGCTGGCCGCCATGGTTCAGGGCGTACATTTTTCCATCTGTGATCGCGGTGCAGCCTTGATCAACACCTACGGTACTTCCATGAGGGAGCACCGGTTCCATGCTGTTACCGCTCACGGTTACACATACAGCCTCGCTCGGCTGCACGTTTTGGCGTCGCAGCGTCTGTTTGCCGAAGCGCAGCTTTTGTTTATGTGATGGCTCTACTACCGTCTTTCCGCTTCCGGCCGACAGTTCTACTTCCTTGAGGAAAGGCACGTACACCTCATCATCATCCAGCGGTGTGTCATCGTCCCAAACCGAAAATTGGCCCAGGTATTCGGCGTTGCTCTCAACTTTTGGCGCAGGCTGCATGCCTTGGCGGTCAAGTTGATAGCGTTCCAGGCCGAGTTTCGTCTCGATATCTCGAGCGAAGTCTTCCCCGATGTTTTTACTACCAGCAGATGATGGTGCTGTCGAGAGGCAGCGCGATATGTAGTTGGCGCTCTTTCCTAAAGCATCGGCCAACCTGGCCTGCTTTCCATCAAAGCGCTGCTTCATGAGTGCCCGCAAATTCTCGCGGCGAATGTCTGAAATTTCCATCCGCAAATCATCCTTTACGGTTACCAATAGGTAAATTCCCTATGGGTATTGCTTTGAGATTACCTGCGGGTAATAATCCGAGGCATCTAAAAGGAGGCCCGACATGCGGACCAAAAATCCTCAACTTCTTGAGTGGCTGAAAACTGCAAGTGACGACGCCGTCCTCAGCACGGGGACAAGCCGCGCTTATTTGCGGCTGATCGCCTATGGCCACAAAACCGCTTCCGCTGAAATAGCCGCTCGTACCGAGTCTGCGACGGAAGGGAAGGTGACCCGTCAGGCGTTGCGACCTGAAGACTGGAAACAAATCTGGCCTGAATTAGCAGTGGCCTGAGTTTCCGTTTCGTTGAGCCAATTATCCGGGGCTCAACAGGCGATAGCAGCACTCCGGGTTTAGCTGTTGATTCATCCAGTACTCAAATTTCAGGCGCAAAAAAGCCGGTGGCTAGACCGGCTTCTTTAAAGCGCACAACACTGAGGGGCCATTATGAACACGATCGTCACCCCCGGCAATACCCACCATGTCGCGACACTTTTTGGACAATCGCAAAACGTGTCGCGTAGCACCATGTCTTCTCGCGAAGTTGCAGAGCTGACGGGCAAATCCCACGACAACGTTTTGCGTGATGCTCGAGGATTACTCGCAGCGGGTGTCCTCAAATCTGAGGAGACCACCTACCGGCACCCGCAGAACGGTCAGTTCTATCCGGAATTCATTTTGGATCAGCGCGACTGCCTAGTTCTTGTTTCCGGCTACAACGCAAAAATCCGGGCCAAGATCATCGACCGGTGGCAAGAGCTGGAATCCCGCGTTGTTGGCCAGCTGCAAATCCCGGCCAGCTTTGCCGAAGCTCTTCGGCTCGCAGCAGATCAGGCCGAGCAGAATCTTCAGCTCCAACAAGTCATCGCGAAGCAGGCCCCGAAGGTTGAAGCGCTTCAGCGCCTCGCCAAAACCCACGGCGACGTCTGCATCACCACTGCCGCCCAAATTCTCGGCGTCCGTCCAACAAACCTATTCGCCTGGCTCAATCAAAACCGCTGGATTCACCGCCGCACTGCCCATTCAAGCTGGGTGGCCTACCAGCCACGCCTGAACAATGGCTGGCTGAAGCACAAGCTGGTCAAGGTCGGTGGCGGGGAAGGGCAAGACATCAAGGTCGTTGAGCAAGTAATGGTTACCCGCTCGGGCATCGTCACGCTCGCCGAACAAATTCAAGGAATCACGCTGTGAGCGTTCAAGCAATGTCCTGGGCGCTCTCTCTGCCCACCGAGTCACTGAAAGACTCCAGCGCGCGTCACGTGCTGTTGTGCCTGGCCAACTATGCCGGCTCGAATGGTGCTGGCGCCTTTCCGTCTGCCTCGACCCTGGCTCAGGACACCGGCCTTTCCGAGCGCACCGTTCGTTACAAACTGGACGATCTGGAGAAGGTCGGGCTGATCCAGAGAGGCAATCAGGCCATCGCGGCCGTGCACATTGATCGCCATGACCGCCGTCCAGTCGTTTACGACCTCCAACTATCGCGGGGTGCAAATCCTGCACCCCGTACAAAACGGGGTGCAGATGACGCAACGGGGTGCAACTCACAACAGAACGGGGTGCAGCCTGAGACAGAACGGGGTGCAGCGGCTGCACCCAATCCATCACTTAACCATCAAGTAACCGAAGAGCAGCTGCAGCGCGATTTGGCCGATGAGATTGATCGACAAGACCAGGCTGCCGTCGGTGCCCTCGATGATCGCCAACGCTTCGCCATGTTCGCTACTTGGGAGCCGAGCCAGAAGGCTCTCGCCGATCAACTCATGATCGCCAGGTTGCCCGCTGAATCGGTGACCGACGAATTGTTCTCTGACTTCAAGGGGTTCTTCGTTGCTAAGCCTGCGACCGTCGACAGCCAGTCTGGCTGGTGCTTTCGATTGGTCAAGTGGGTCAAGCGCGAACAGGTGAGGGCGGCCGGGGCTGCATCAACTGCCGATTCGGACGAGTTCGATGATGACGACACCCAGTGGATGAAGGGAGCTTCGAATTGAAATCAGTCTCCAGCGTTACCGCCCGAGCCATGGCGCAGGTGCACCACGGCGAATTCGTCGAAGCGAACACCGAAGTAACGGTGCAGGCTCAGCAAGATCAGGCCCGAGAAACGGGCAAAGTTATCAACCAGTTGTTCCGCCAATTGCGATCGATCCGGACTGCATGGCGCCAGGCTTGGCCGGACAAGAAGGCCTACATGGATTCGAAAGCCCAGTGGCTCCAGGCATTCATCGAGAACGGTATTTGCACCCAGGAGCAGATTGATATCGGCCTGATCCGGTGCCGAGCCGAGCCTTCCGACTTCATCCCGAGCGTGGGCAAGTTCATTCAGGGCTGCGTGCCTGCGCCGGAAATGCTCAATCCACCGCTTCCGAGTGTGGAGTCTGCCTACAAGCAAGCTCTGCGCAACTGCTACCCAGCCATGCGTGACGTTGCGAAGTGGTATCACCCTGCCGTCTACCACGCCACGGCCGCTGCCGGGTTCAACAGCCTACCGCTGCTCAGCCGTGATCTGGGTCTGATCAGTTTTGAGAAGCGCTACCTGGAGCAGGTCCGCAAAGTCTGGATGGGTGAGAAGTTGGGCCCGGTACCCGTTGCCGAGCTCGCCGCGCCATCGACGCGCACGCCAGAAGTTGGCAATCAGGCGTTGGCCGAGTTGCGGGCCATGCGTTCGCGAGGTGGCGCCCGTGCCTAATCCACATCTCGTGACCACAGATCCGGCTGATTACCGTTTCGCCGTTCACTGCTGCAGCTACAAGTGGGAACTCACCGACAAGCCGGACCGTGCTGTGGCGTTGTTCGAGCACTCGTCGGCGGCCTTGAAGTTCGGACAAGTGATGTGGCCGTCGACCTACGAAGTAATCGATCGCACCACGGGGGAGAGGGTATGCGCGTGACCTCGAAGAAGCTCCGCGCCTCGGCCAACGGCCAGGATTGTGCCGTGCGCATGCTTGGTGTCTGCAACTTCGACCCGGCCACCACCGTGCTCGCGCATCTGCCATGTGGGCAGAAGGGCGTGGGCATGAAGGGCTTCGACACCGTGGCGGTTTACGCCTGCAGCGCCTGCCATGACGTGATCGACGGCCGTGCCGCTGGCGACGTGGATTGGTCGGACATGCCGCGGGCCATCGCCGAAACACATGAGGCCCTGATCCGGGCCGGAATACTCACCGTGAAGGGGGCAGCATGATCGAACCCAAAACCCTGCTTATCCTAATGATCCTCGCGACCTGGGCGCTTTACGAAGTGTGCCGCCACCTCCATCGCCGGCAGCGCAAAGCGCGGGGTGATCGCCGATGAAGCCTTTCGCGATCAAGCCATTACGCGCCAAGCGCATCGACCGTGAAGGCCTCGAGCAGGCCGCGCTGATGACCGAACTGCGCATTCGTATGCCCGCGATCGCCGACTTGATTTACCACGTCCCGAACGGCGGTCATCGGCTGAAGAAAGTGGCGGCTGAGTTGAAAGAGCAGGGCGTGGCCGCCGGCGTTCCAGATTTGGTGCTGACCATGGCCCGCGGCGGTTACTTCGGCCTGTACATCGAGTTCAAGGCGACTCCGCCCAATGCCGCTGCCGTCTCGGACAGCCAGCACAAATGGATTCGCAAACTGAACGAGCAGGGCTATCTCGCCGTGGTTTGCCGTGGCCATTTCGACGCGATGGAGCAGATCCGCGCCTACCTACGTCTCGCTCCCACAGTGGTGGCCGCATGAATCATCAATTCAAGGCCGGCGATATGGCAATGATCGTTGGGGCTAACTCGCTGACTCAGAACATCGGCAAGCAGTGCCAGCTGCGTGAATTCGTTGTTAGTGGTGACTGCTATGTGGCGCCGAATGGCATGGTGTATCAGCACGATGATGTCCCCTGCTGGACACTAGTCGGTGATGGTCTCGTTGCGGTCGTTGAGGGCGAAATCGTGCAACTTGGCTTTGGCGTCCACGAGCCGCGGCACCTGATGCCATTAAGTGACGACTTCGCTCCCACAGAGCAGAAGTCCACGGCGGTGTGGATATGACCAGTGCCGCAGTCAAGATCACCGACCCCGAGATAAAGCGGCAGGCGGCCGGCACTGTGCGCGACCTGCGCGACGTCGAGAACCGGGGCCTGTACCTGCGTTTCGCCAAGGCTCGCGATCGCGCTTCGTGGTACCTGGTGACCAAGGGAAAATGGAATCTAGTCGGCAACTTCCCTGACCTAAACACCAAGCAGGTGGTTGCGGCGCTGCCGGCGATTCGCCTGCGCCTCGATGCTGGCGATGGCTCCAACCTGTCGAAGTGGGTGCTGACCGGTGAGCTGCTCGACTGGTACGCCGACCGGATGGCCCGCGATCGCAGCCTGTCGAACAAACGCAAGAAGACGGGCGCCTCGCTGATCAAGTGCCACCTGAAGCCGCTACTGGGTGACGTGCCGCTGGCATCCATCAACAAGGCCACGCTCGATGACAAGTTCATGTGGCCGGCTCAGGAATCCATCGGCATCGATTACGTACGTTCGGCATTCCAGTTGCTGGCCTTGGCCTTCCGTCAGGCGTTCAAGCTGCGGCTGATCTCGGTCAACCCGATGAAGGACGTCAAATTCAGCGACTTCTCCAAGGCCAAGGTCGGTGTGAAGCCGTCCCGGCTGCGCGTCACCCAGTTGCATGACCTGATTGCCCTGCTGCTGGAGGCCAAGGCCAGCGCGCCGGCGGATGCCATGCTCGCCTTGATGATGCTCTGCCACGGCACCCGCATCGGCGAGACACGGCAGGCCCAGTGGTCGCACATCAGCCTGGCCGAGCGTGAGTGGTTCATCCCGGCCGCGAACACCAAGACCGGCGTCGAGCATCACCTGCCCCTGACCGACCAAGTACGCCAGTTGCTGATCAGTTACCGCGAGCTCCAGTGGGCGAACGGCTACGACGGGCAGTACCTGTTCCCGGCACGCAACGGCAAGTCGCTGAGTGAAGGCCAGGCCAGCGCCGTGTTCACTCGGTTGGGACAGGGCGAGTGGACCAGTCACGACCTGCGCAAGGTGGCCCGTACCGGCTGGGCAGACATCGGCATCGACCACCTAATCGGTGAGCTGCTGATCAACCACGCCATGGGCCACAACGTGAAGGTGTACATCCAGTCCGATGTGATGAGCCGCAAACGTGATGCTCTGGAGAAGTGGCATGCGCATCTAGACCAGCGTGGCTTTGACCTGATTCACGGATTGACCGGCTTTAGAACGGGAGATTCCTGTAATGCTCTGGAAGCCACGGAACACAAGGCCTGCGAGGCCTTTCAAGAATCAACCATAGGCGAGGTTTAAAAATGAGCGAAATGAGACAAAAGAACCTCGAAGCCTACGAGGACGCCGAGAAAGAGGCCGCCAAAATTGCTGCCATGGCTGAGTTGATGGAACTGCACAAGGACGCCCACCGTTATCGGTGGTTTCGGAATCATTCGCTGCAGATCGTGTGCGCCTCAACAGGCCCATGGGTTCACGACCTGGACAGAGTGATTGATGAGGCGATGGCCGCCGCCGATGTTTTCGATACGCCACTGCTCTGCCGTCAGCGCATGGAAGCTTCCGGACTGCCATACCCACGATCGTCTTGTTATTCCTGCGGTCAGTTCGCGCCGAAATCTCGTGAGTGTGATGCGCTGATCGCCGCCGCGAACCTGAAGAGCGAGGCTTCCAGATGACTGGCATTGGCATTACTTACTTTCGCCGCGGCTCTGCATACGCATTTCGCCGCCGAGATCTGGTCCCTCGGGTTGGTGATTATGTTCACTTCGATGGTGCGTACTGCGAGGTGGAGATGGTGGTTTGGATCGAGCCAAAAGAAAGTGAGCCAAGCGTACAAATCGCGCTGAAAGAGCCGGAGGAAAAATGAAGAAGAGCCATGGCCCAGCGTTCCGCGCCACCAAACTGGACCTGGCCAAGTGCCCGGCATGCCGTGGGCGCGCGGTGATGAAAGGTGTTTTCCACGAAATGGCCTGCGTGCAGTGCAACGCGTCCGGCTGGGTCACGGCCGAAACGGGTGAAGCCCTGCCGCTGGAAGTGCTGGTCACGCAGCTGAGCATTCGCCTGCAGGCCGCAGATCATCAACTTGCGCAATTTCGCAAGGTGATGCCAGGCGGTGCTGCCCAGCAGTACGAACAGAACAACCGCCGCGGTGCCGGCGGATCGAATTTCACGGGGGATTGATCGATGGCATCCAAATTCATAATGAGAACGGCCAGGGTGACGGAGCAGGAAGCGAAAGTGGTTGGGCTTCTTGCGGAAGCCTGGAATGAATTTCTGAAACTGCCCATCGAGCACCCAATGGCTCACCAGGAGTTTTGCACCGCCATTCACGGATGTCAGGACAAGATACTTGCTCGCGGTGGACGCAGAGCAATCAATGAAAGCGGGGGAGAGTGATCATGGCCAGAACAAAGAGCTTCACCGAGCGCACATCGGAAGACCTGCTGGAGCATTGGGGGCGCTGGGTGGTTTTGGGTTCCGGCGTGTCCTGCTGCGCATCCCGCGAGAACACCCTTCACACACCGATGATCACCGACGACGACGCCTTGATGATTGACGGTTTGATGGGTCGTTTGTTGAAACGATACCCCGAATGCGGAAACGTCCTGATGAAGTACTACACTGCCAGGGACAAGGCGCTGGTCGACGTCGGCAAGAAGCTTGGCTTCGGCGAAGAGAAGACCAGGCAGCTTTGGAAGGCTGGGATCGCCTGGATTGATGGTGCTTTAGATATTCGTCGAGAGGCCGCTTGACAGGACCGGGGCCGGTATATAGATTTCAGTTACTTTGCGGTTTTTCCGCGAGCAAAGCCCGGCCCTAGAGTCGGGTTTTTGCTTTCTACAGTTCACAGAGCCTCGGCATTTGCCGGGGCTTTTTATTTTCGGCTCCACCACACCCATTGCTCCGAG